GCAGTGGTAATGAAGCAGTTGTAATGTATGTAGAAGCTATTATATTAGCATGGTTGAATGTATGACATAGAATAAATTGTCCATTAATAACAAACCCCATTCTTACAGACCCCACTCCTAACCACTCAAGATCCATCCAAAGAATTTGTGCTTTTGTAAGATCAAGAGTTAGTCCTGAAGGACCAGATCCATTAAGTTTGTCACCATTCCAATCAGCTTGTAAAACAGGTGTGTTTACTAAAGAACCTGTTACAACACTTCTTTTTACAAAAGATACACTACTGTCTGCTTGTTCTAAATAAAAACCATTATTTGCTCCATAATACCCAACTCTTTGTGTAAGTCCTGTTTTAGCAGGAGCCATTACAAAAGTGTTTAGAACAAGAAGTGACTTACCTGGTTGGTAAGCAAACACCTTTATTGTTTCTCTTATAACAGAAGATCCAGAAGCTGCTGTAACATTCAAATCTACAAGTCCTTGATTAGCATTAAATACAGCTGCACCACTAGTGGCTGTAGCTGTAGCCCAAAGATCATTGTCATCAAATCTATGACTAGAATCAAACATTGTGAAAGGCTCAGATACTCTGAGTCTTCCAAAAGAATCAGATGCTGTAGGAGAAAATGTAAAAGATAGGTCGCCATCAACATTGACAGTTCCCTCAACAGTAACGGGTTGAGGGTCTTCTCCAAATGAAACTACTATCGGATCACTTGAAGAATTTGTAATACAGCAAAGTTTAGCATATATCTTTGATAAAAGATTTTCTATTTGTGATGAGTATATCATTTCTTAGGTTTTTTTACATCATATTTATTCTTATTCATACGAGCAATTTCCACTTGTTTTTCTGCAATACGTTCTTTTGCTGAAATCTCTTGCTCTTTAATACGAAGCTGCTCACGTGCAGTGTTTGTCTTATTAATCTCTTTGTCTCTTTCAAGACCCATTTGCTGTTGATAATTCTCTTGTTTTTGGATGTTTTCTAATGCATCTTGATAATCACTTTGTTGATTCTTATCAATATCCATCATAGAACCATACCCAGCAGAACGTATTTCAGCTTGTAAAATGTTTGCTTGTCTATCTTTTTCATTCTCTTCAGCTTCAAACTGCATCTTCATCATTTGTTCTTGCTGACGAGCTTCAATTTGTTGTTGTTGCAGAGCTTGTTCTTGTTGTCTCTGTTGTTCGAGATTTGCTTGTTGCTTCTCTTCAGCAGACTTAAGAACATGAGAAAGCTCTGCAATCGATTCTGATTTAATGATATTACCAAGATCGTAAATAGATGCACCTGCTGTATTATTTGTAATAGCAAGTTGCTTAAGCTGCTCAAGAACAAACTTATGATTACTCTTGGTAGTAGCAAATATGTTTAGATCTCTAAGTAGAAGATCTGTACCGTTAATTTCAAAATTCACCTTCTCTTCTGCACTTGTTACATATTGCAAGCGTAAAGAAGGATTTTTAGACTGATAGTATTGTGCAAGATCAGTACGCATTTGATGAACACGTGGCATTAAAAAGTCACTATGCTGCGTAAAATACTGTTCAGTTTGAGAATATGATGCTGCTACAGACTGTTGGATACCTGTTGCTGTTTCTTGACCAACAGGTGTTCCAATACGCTGTCCAGTGATACCAATAGACTCAAATGCTTGCGTTTTAAAATAGTTAGATAACTGAATCCTAGAAAGCAAGCGTTGAGTCTGCTCCAGATTTAACACTTGATAGTGTTGGAATGAAAGAGCATTCTCAGTGTTAGTGATAGTTGTATCTAACGGAAGCATTGAAAAGTTTTTCATTGCTACGTAAGCCTTTGCCAGATTATTTCGTCCCCAGTCTTCTCCTAAAGAGTGACGAGGTAGAGCATTCTGGTCTAGAAGGATTACGGTTCCCAACTCATCGACTAGTATATCTGCTATCTGATTGTTTACAATATTGTATCCAATCTGATATGGTTTCATAAGATCCACCAGAGATACGGATCGTGTATTGCGATCAGAGAACACAGAACCCTCTACAGGAAGTTTACATCCATAAAGTGTATGATCTCCTTTAAACTGGAATGGAAGCTTTTTAACGTTAAGGTAGATGGGACTAAACCCTGTAGGATTTTCCATACCCCAGAATGTAGGTCTGTTTGGTCCAATCTTAACACCACCCCATGTTTCATTAATCCAAATCCAATCAATATGTTCTCCATAAACTAGATTTTCTCTAGTCTTTTTTGTAGAAAGACGAGTGTCATAAATAGGTTTTTCTAACACCTTAAATGTCTCATCTACAATATCTTGAATCATCTCTCCGTCTTCTGTAATCTTAGTGAGATGCCCCACTTTACGCTGACTTTTCCAATAAATGGTAGCTACACGAAGCATAAAGTTGGGTCCATAATCGAAGAAATCTTCGCTCTCACTTAAAATCCACTGTACAATGTCACCATTGTATGGCATATTCTCATATGCAGATAAGAACTGACGCATCGCTAAAGATGGTCCTTCAGTATTCCATTTATGAGATCTACTAGGATCATAAAAGCTACCATCGTTTTGTAATCCTCCCATAGGAAGACCCGCAGAACGAATAGGATAGATTGCCTCTAAAGATTCCAACTGCTCCTGTGTCATCATGTAGCCATACTTGTCAATAACATCAGCAACAGTTAGGATATCAAACTTACCCACCCAATTACCCTGAGATACATAACGTGCATCAGGACTCTTATGGTAGAAAGTTAAGACAGGGTTCCAAAGCTCCACTTCATAATCATCTTCCAGCATGCGGAAATGCCAAAACTCACGATCTGAGATTAGCATATCACGAAATGCCATATTTTCTAATTCAAAGAGCTTAAATCTTTCCTCATCTACCTTCATCTGGTGAGTTGCCCATTCCTCCACCATAGAACGATAGTCTTTTTTAAAGAAAGACTCAATCTCAGGAAGCGATCGGATAGCTTCAGGAGAGAGTGCTTGCTGAGCTTCCTCAGAGTTTGGATCCATCCCCATATTCATCATCCTCATTGTCATCTCGCGTTCAGCTTCTGTAATGAGGGTTTGTTCAATCATTGAACGCTTTTGTTCTAACATTTCATTATAGGAAATGTCATCAACAGCACGAAATATAACTTTAGAAGCTCTTTTTGAAAACTCCCCACTTAAAAGATTAATTACATTTGGAATGATGGGATAAAACTTAAGTTCTAAAGCAGACTGATCTTCTTTGGTTAACGTCTCAATTAGATCAGCATATTCATTATTTTCTTCTACTATATAGTCTGTACGGTCAATAATACCTTTAGCAAGTTTATAGTTTTTAAGAAGTTTACGAGCGTTTCTACGTATTTGCTTAATACCCTGCCACTCCAACCAGTCCATGTTACTAGCTCTCCACTGCTCATCTTTAGCAGACAGGGGTAAAAACTGAATAGGTTGGGTGAGTGTACCCAACTTGTTATACTCAGCTTTCTTGCCAGATTTAAGATCTAAAGCATTTAATATCTGCATGATTATGAGTTACTTATAAAAAAAAATAATGTCTCCAGCAGTGCTAGAAGAATAAGTATAAATACTTGGTGTAGTAAAAGTGGTTTCAAACACGTACATCTACTTTAAGTTTTTAAATGGTGAACGGGGTTTAGACATACCAGAACCAATTGATTGTGAACCTCCAATATGTCTAAAAGGGTTCAATTTTAATTTATAACTTTTTTCTGACTTTTCCAAATTTGAGTTTGCTTCTAAACGCTTATGTACCCCTCTGTTTGACTCCTGCACTTTTGCAAACGCTATAAGTGCACAGAATGCCACTAAACGGTCCACGTTTAAACCTTCATGGTATGCCTGCATCTCCTTTAAAAGCATGGGATCTGGAATACGCTCCACCCCAAACATCACTTTTGTTGTCTCTCCTTTTTCATTTATCTCCTCGTCTATTTCTTCTGTAAGATATTGAATACCATAGGATAAGAGGTGTTGCTTAAAGAGTGTCCCAGTGTTTTTCCATCCGTATGTTTGATATACAGTGGCATTAGATCCTAAATCTTTAAGGAATAAGATTTGGTCTTTTGGTACTAGATAGCGCTGTTTTTTTCTAGAAATCATATACTGGATGAATAGTGAGATATTATTTTCCACCACAGTCCAGGCATTATACCATTCAATTATTAGCTCTAAACGCTCATGTGTTTTATTGATGTCATCAAACCTCCCACACCAGCTAGCTACAATCTTATCATGTTCTACATATGTTTTACGGTCTCCATATCCGTCATCCTTTGTCACCTCCACCTTAGTTTTGTAAATAAAAATAGAACATAATGAATCTGAGGTGGTCGTCTTACCTTCCCCTACAGGGTCAATAGATGCATAATACATTCCAAACCCAGGATTAGAAACAGGTTTTTCCCAAACAACAATACATCCTTCTTTATCTTCTGCTGTCTTAGAAATAGGAAACTCGGAGATGGGAAGCTTTCTAGACTCTTGTGCAATAATCTTACCCTGTTCATTTTTGTAAAGATCTAATAACTCATAAGGATATTCTTTATCTTCTACACGTTGCATTTGTTTAGAAACCAAATGCTGAGGAAACTTAGACTCTTTTCTAAATGCAAATGCTTCTTCTATGTTTGTAGGTTTCTGAGATATACGTAATTGATACTGTTCAGGGTTTAACTCTTTCTTCCACTTTTCTCTTTCTTTTTTGATTGCTTCCAGAGCTTCTACCACTCTTGAATTTCCATATTCATCTATGAACGGTGGCATAGACCATTGTTCTGGAATAAAAAGTCCGCTCTTACCTATTGTACCTTTTGAGTCTAATAATGATGTTGTTACTGCCAACATATCATAAACCTCTGGATTCATGATAAAGTTCTTAAGAGGTTCGCATTGATCAAGATCACCCACAGATCCTGCAGCAATAAAAACTCCTGTAGTAATCATACCTGATTGCATAGCAGGACGCATATACTCGTATGTTTCATCCATCTTAGGAGCAATACCAGCTTCCTCATGAAAGAAGTAGGTTACGGGACCACCGACACCAGCTGTTGCATCTTTTTCAAATGATGTTCCTTGTAACACTGAAAACAATCCTCTAAATGTATCTCTGCCATTCACTCTCACTTTGATACGTTGCTGCCATGCTAACACTTTATCTGGGTCGTTAGGACGATACCATGCAGTGTGCTCATTCAAAAAGTTTTTATATTCATTGAGCATTCTCCATGTACCCTTTTCATTGATGTAGTCTTTAAGACTAGCACCTATTTTAAGAATCGCACCAGACTCAAACCAGTATTGATTAATAAGTTTACCAGCATGAAAATAGGAAGATGCTATCTGACGCTTTTTTAAAATAGGACAATGTTTATATTCTAGTTCTGCTAAACATTCGTACAACGCCATATGATACTGTGCGTCTCTCACTTTAGCAAAGTCAAATCTAGATTCTTCCTTGTCATAAATAGGAAGAAAGTTTAACCACATGTAGTAGTCTCTACTTAGATACCAAGTGTTATCCTTATTTTTAAAAATAACCCCTGATTTACACTTTGTCTTTTGATCGTCCCAGTAGTTTATATAATCTTTAGTTCTTACAGGAGCTGAACAATAATATCCATCTTTTTGAAACTTTCTAGCTTGTTCATTAAAAAGAAAAGATGTCTCGTCAAATTTATACCCTATATCGGGACCTTCTTCTATAAATACAGAACGCACAAATTCTTTCCAATCATCTCTAGATTCAAATTCTGTAGTTTCCCACACACCATTGTTCCATGTAGGAACTGTTTTATATACAGATAAATTCACTTGTCCTTAGTTTGATCCCATACATCTATTCCAGCAATAATAACCGCTATTATAGATAGTATAAAAATCCACACCGTAAATACATTTAATGCCATACTACTGATCATATGCTAAGTTTTGTCCACCACGTACAGATGATTGTTGCTCTTCCATAAGATCTTTATACACTCCTTTATAACTCTGTCTAATAGCGTCAAAGTCTTTTGCTATACGTCCTATTTGAGCAATATTCCCATCTCGTCCATCAGTAATTTGTGTACTAGACATATATCTTGCTATATTATCTAAAGCTTTCTTAATACCATAATATGCTCTGGATGTTTCTGTTTGATACATCTTTTCGCATAACTTTAAAGCTCTAACTATCATGTCTTCATCTGTAGAAAACTCTGCTCCTATTTCTTGCAATACTATCTCTTCTTTTTCTTCATCTGGAAAATGAAAAAAAGGATTAAGATCTGGATTAGGACATGTCATATAGAAAAGATATGTATATATCTTATTACAATCGTCAGGAAAATTGTCCATTATATCTTTTAAAAATGCTAACGTATAACAATGTTCAGATGGTATCACCTGTCCATTTTGTATATCAAATAGTCTTATCATCTTTTTTAACTTGATGGTGATTATTAACTACGCCAGCAAATCCTTCTATATACTTTTGACCAGTTGGATAGTAAGCTTTAAAGTTAGCTTGTATTCTAAGCTCATCAATATGTATCCATTTTGTATTACCAGGTGAAGATTGATATTTAAAAATCTTTTCTCCTTCTGGAAGTCTTGCTGCTAAATAAAGATCAATAAGATCACTAAGATTATAAACTACTGGTTGCTGGTTTTCCATTTTATTAATTCACTTATTTCTGATTTTAAATAGGGTACATCATATTGCACAACGTCTAGTACAATTGGATCTCCATTTGTATCTAATGCTGTAATAGGATTGTCAAACTTATCTCTTCCTGCTTCTTCAAATAAAATGTGATGAAGAGTTAGGGTTCCTGCTTTTAGCTTTGGATTATGCTTCAGTATCATGTACATATACAAACTCAGTTGTAACGCATAATGATTAAAGTTACAATCGTCAAGGTGCGCTACTGGAGGAGACATCTTTTGCGAGACACCTTCCCAGTTTACATAACTTTCAATCTTAATTTCTTTGTTAGTTTTGTAGTCTGTAATGTTAACATGACCATTTACTATTTCTACTAAGTCAGACTGACCACAAAGACCAACAGATTTCAAATATACCATGTGCTCAGGATAGATGCCATCCTTAAGTTTTTGATCTGGCGCATACTTGATACCGTCTATTTCTACGGGTTTAAAAACAGGAACCGTAACTCCTTCCCTTTCTATTGTTTCTAAATGACAAAGATCAGCTTCTCTACAGTTATGATACCATGTACCAAGGTCTGTAGCACGTTTTGCTTCAGACTTCCAAGCACTTTTGATATCATCTGCGCTCATTCCATACCATTTACTCTTTTTATTGCGAGAAGACTTAAGAGCAATAGTATCCGCATCAAATGGTTGTTTAAAGTTAGAAATGAAACTAGTGACACTAGTCCAATCTACATTCTCTCCATTTAATGATACATACTCGTGCTTTTCTGGTTTAAATATTAAACTCATAATCCTAATTTTTCATTCAGTTTATCCTCTTCTTCCTCTGAAAGAACAGCTTTCCAATATCCTAGTGGACACTCAGAAGAAAGAGCTCTAGTCTTTAAAGATAAAGAACATCCACATCCTCCCATACCCTGATTACAACATGGTTGTGTTCCTGGCACTGCACATCCTTTACCACTACCATCATAAAGTGTGCATTCTTTACATACACTCAGTCTTTGCTCTGCAATCTCTTCTACATCTTCTCTTTTAAATATGGAATTGGTAATGCCCTCAATAATCTGACCCTTACTCTTCCATATCTGTATTATGTTCTTTTGTAGATTCATTGTTAAAGCGTTTATTAATTATTTCGCGTCTTCTACCACGTTCTTCATTTAACTTTTCTTTCACCTTACGCATCGTTTCTATTTCTGTAACCAATGTTTTCTTAATTCCGTATTCTTTAAAACTAGTGTTATCTAATTTTTCTAATAAACGACTATATTGCTCAATAGTAGCATCTAGTGCTTTCTCCTTAATATAAAAATTCCCAAGGTTTTGGACATGTACCGTGGGATTTTCT